GCCACCAGCGCCGCCAGCAGAACCCGTACCGGCGTTGTTTCCTGCGCCACCCGCGCCGCCACCACCCGCGAAGTTGGCAATAGCAGAACCCGCAGCAGAAGCCGTGCCGGTATTAACTGAGGCCGAAGCAGCGCCGCCGCCCGCGCCAGTAGACGAGCCGCCCGCGACACTGCCAGCGCCACCAGCTTGAGAGGTGTTAGTTGTGGCAACGCCACCGCCACCACCGCCACCACCGGCAGACTGGAAGGAGCCGCCGCCCGCGCCGCCAGGGTTAGCGCCCGTTGTGCTAGCTGATCCGCCTGCACCGCCACTAAGGTAAGAACCCTGAGCGCCAGCAGGTGTAGCCGCTGCTGTGGTGCTACCAGCCCCTACGTCAGTGGGAGAGCTATAGTTAACAGCACTTGAAATAAGCGCCGCACCACCCGCAACACCTGTAGCAGAAGTGGCCGAACTACCCACCGTTGTCCCACCACCACCACCACCACCAGCCGCGCCGCCCGCAATACCCTTGGCTCCGCCGCCACCGCCGTAGCCATAGAGGTAAGTGCCAAAGCTGGAGTTGTTACCGACCGTGCCGTTAGAGCCATCGGCGCTAGAGCCACCGGAACCACCGCTCACAGCGGTAGCTACGGTAGCTACGACCGTTGTGCTGCCAGGGGTTCCAAGATCGGTAGCAGCTACAAATGCTGTAACGCGCCGAGCGCCACCACCGCCACCACCGCCACCACGAACGCTAGCCGCAGCACCGCCGCGACCGCCGCCGCCAGAGCCACCGCCGCCGACAACCTCAATGTACACTTCCTTGGCGTTCAGCGGGATCGTCCACGTCGTGGTGGTCGTGTACACAGCAGCGGACGAGGGGAGAGAAGCGTCTACTGTTAGGAACTGGCCGCTGCTATCAACAGCAAACCAGCCGCGTGTGTCGGTGAACTGAAGGACCGTGCCGACCGCTATCACAATACCGGAAGCGATGACGTAAGTGCTGGTTGTGCTGCTGTCGTAAATCTGGATGCTAGCCGTGATCGACGCCGTGTCCTTGTTCGCTATCGACAGGAAGTTGACTTTGCGCTGCGTGCTAGCCGCAGGCGCGCTCAGTATCGTGACGTTGGCAACGCCGTTGGTGTTTGACACCTGAAGGCCGGGCACCGTCGTCGTCGAGGTGAAGTCAACGTAATCTATAGCCACGGGGCAATCATTTGTAGCCTTAGCGGCTGCAAGGACGACCTGAAGGATTTGGGTTGTGGAAGTTAGGAACATTTTACCAGCACCACACGTTTACTTGGCCGCGAGCGCCAACGCCCCCCAATTGTCCATCCTCGCTGCCGCCACCACCACCGCCGCCGGGGTTGCCACCAGCGCCTCCGTTAGATTGACCCGCAGCACTGGAGCCACCGCCACCGCCCGTGCCACAGCCCAAGATATCTGTGGTGCCAGCAACGCCACCAGCAGTAGCTCCGGTAAGTGTATTCCCCGCGCCGCCTCCAGCGCCTCCCGTTCTACCGCCGCCGCCGCCGCCACCGCCGCCGCCAGCGGAGAACCAAGAGCGTGCGCCCGCGCCGCCGCCACTAGCAAGCCGAGCGCCGCCGCCACCACCACCACCACCGCCTAAATATGAGCCGCCACCAACGTTGCCGAAACCGCTGCTACTTGCGGCACCGCCTCCGCCTCCGCTGTTATCCGCAGTCGCCACTCCGCTGGTTCCATTAGCCCCAAAAGCTAAACCGCCAGTTGTACCGCTACCGGCAGCAGTGCCACCACCACCACCTCCGCCAGCGCCTCCGTTATCCGAGCTAACCGTAGCGCCCCCTGCGCCACCATAGGCGTATAGGTAAGTACCAAAATTGGAAGTGTTGCCCGTAGAACCAGCGCCACCTGATGCCGCGCTTGTTGCAGAGCCAACAGTTACAGATACGGTGGTGGACAAATCTTTGGAAAGAAACAAAAAACGATTGCGTTTGCCGCCGCCACCGCCGCCGCCGCCGCCGCGACCGGGGCCAGCTGCGCCTCCTCCACCGCCCCCAATGCACTCAACCATAACAAAGCGACAAGGTGGCTTTATCCAAGTGCCGTTGGCCGTAAATGCTTGGACTGCACTGGTTTTGGTCGTCTTGATACCACCACCAAGCGTCATAACCGACCACCCGCGCCGGTCGGTGTACTGCAACGTACCCCCGACTGGGATCGTCATGGCGCTGACCAGTTGGTAGAGCGTGGCGTTGTCGTTGATCTGGATCGTCACCACGACCGCCGCCGTGTCGGCGTTGAACAGCGTGATGCCGTTGACCTTGCGTTGCGTGCTGGCAGCTGGAGCAGCCAGGATGTCGGTCGTGGTCACACCAACAGTGTTGACCGAGGTCATAGCTGGCGTCGTGGCCGAGGAGGTGAAGTCCACATAGTCAATGTTGATGGGGCAGTTGGATGTGGTGATGGCCCCAGCCAGGAAGACTTGCAGCTTTTGGGTCGTGGTCGTGAGGATCACAGGCGTAAACTCGCAACTTGACGAATGATGGCAAGCGTTTCACCGCTTGCCGCAGGTGGCGATGACACCCAGTCGGTGCCGTCTGAGGTCAACACATTACCAGAAGCGCCAGCAGAAGTAAGCCCCGTGCCGCCAAAACCGCGACCTAGTGTGCCAGACATCGACATCGTGCCGGAAGTGGTAACCGGGCTGCTGCTAAAACTAAAGCCGGTAGAGCCGCCCGACACGCCGACGCTAGTGACAGTGCCACCACTGCCGGTGGCGGCAATGGTGATCGCGCCGTTGCCGTTGGTGATGGTGACGCCGGTGCCTTGCGTCAGGGTTGCCTTGGTAAGCGTGTTGCCGCTGGTGTTGCCGATCAGCAGTTGGCCGTTGGTGTAGCTGGTCTGGCCCGTGCCGCCCTCGTCCACCGCAATGGGTGTGGTCAGGCCAAGCGCCAAACGGGCGGCAGTTGCGTCAGCAGCAGTAAACACATCGATGCCGACGGTCGTGCCACCCAGGTTTATGAGCGCGCCGCCAGCCGTGCTGGCACCTGTGCCACCGTCGCTGATGGAAATGGGCAACGCAATCGACGCCGTGTCGGCCTTAACGACATCCGTGCCGTTGCAGTAGTAGATGCCACGGCTGTCGCGCGGCACGTCCACCGGAGCCGCTTGGCCGTCAGTGCCGATGCTCAGGGTGTAGGAGCCGCCAGTCGTGTTGTTGGCGACCCAGTACTGCTGCGTGGTCGGCGGCAGGATGACAGCCACGTCGCCAACGATCTCACCCACAAAGGAGTAGGCGATCCGGTTTAGTTCCGCGCCTGCTAGGGTATAGTCGCCGCCGCCCTCGCCCGCTAGGTTGATGGAGGTGTAGTCGAAGGCGAACACGGCCTGCTGGCCAAAGCCGACAGTGAAGAAGCTAATGCCGTCGGTAATGACTGTAGCGCTGTCCTCGGGGCGCAGGACCAGCGTGCTTAGGGCGTTGATGGTGTCGGCCCCCTGTGCGGTGATGGTGAGGTTGCCCTCGCCGCCGTTACGAACTGAGACAAACCAGTCGTTGCCGACCGAGGAGGCGGTGGGCAGCGTCAGGGTGCCGAGGCCGCCGTTCCAGACGAACGCTGCGGCGCGGTTGCCCGCGCCAAGGGTAAAGTCGCTGTTGAAGACTGTGACGGGCTGCGACTGCGACAGGAGGCTGCCCTGGGCAATCAGGCCGTAACCGGCCAGTTGAGAGGCTTGAGCCTGCGCCGTCGCGGCACCGGCTTGGAAGCTCTCCCACGTACCGGCAACGGTCGTGTTGTCGGTCAGGTACAGAGTGAAGGTCAAACCCGTCGTTATAGAGAGCAGCGTCCCGCCAGCATTATCCTTGATCGTGATGGTGTCGGGGCCGACGTTCAGGAACTGGGTGACTTGGCCCACGCCCGTCAGCATCGCGTCGGGCATCGTGATCGAGTAGGCGTCGGTCGGCGTAACGTCGATGATCCGCGCCACAATGTCGTTGCCGGTCGCTGTTTCCAACGGCCATTGCAGTTCCGTGTCGGCTGTGAGCGCCAGGGCCAGATAGCTGACATCCGACGGGTAGATCGTGTTGCCGCCAAAAACTTGGGTGAATGACACTTATGCCTCCTTCCGCACGGCGGAACGGTCAAGGATTTTGGCGAGGTCTTCGCCGTTGAGCATGGCCGCCGAGCGGTCGTACATTTGTTGCCAGACCGGGATGCGGTCGTCGTTCTTCAGGAAGGGCGTGGCCTCCAACAGGGTGGCGTACAGCAGCACCTGCGGCGCGTAGTCGGTGAGCCAGTTGGTTTGGTTCTCGTCGTCCAGCAGCACCGGCAGCTCGTAGTACAGCACCTCGAAGGGGTACGCCTCATCGGGCGGCGGCA